GAGCGGGCGAGACTGTACTTGAATCGCAAAAACCGCGTTGAGGCAAGCGCCGAATTGGAAGATACCAAGCGTCAGTTGGCCGAATTGCAGGCACAGATGGCGCAGTTATTGGATGGCGAACCGGCCAAGCGCCGTGGACGACCGCCCAAGGAAACCGTAGCGGAGGCATAGCATGGGCAGCACGATGGTTCAACTCGTCCAGCAAGTGACAAACGAACTGGGCATCCCTACGCCGCAAACGGTGGCAGGAAACGCTAGTCAGGACGTTATTCAGATTCTCGCTCTGATGAACGCTTGCGGTTACGAGTTGCTCCGTCGTGCTGATTGGCGCGAACTGACCCGCCAACACACGTTCTACACGGAAGCCATCACAACGACCGGAACGTGGAACGAAGGGGTTGCCACAATAACGGCGATCCCGACGACCGCAGGGCTGTCTACGCAGTACCAAGTGCAGGGCGTGGGCATCCCCAACGCTACCTACATCACGGCTGTGACAGGCTCTACGTCGGTCACGCTGAACTACGCCCCGACTGCCTCGGTTGTGGGCGGTCAGGTCATTTTCCAGAAAGTAAAGTACGACCTGCCTGCCGATTACGTCAGCACGGTCAACCGCACGCATTGGGATAAAAGCAAGCGCTGGGAAATGCTTGGCCCCGAGTCGCCGCAACAATGGGAATGGCTGCTGTCGGGCTACATCAGCACCGGCCCGCGTATCCGTTGGCGTTTGCTCGGCAAGTATTTCCAGATTTGGCCGGGTATGAACGGTGGCGAGTTGCTCGGCTTTGAGTACCGCAGCGCCGCATGGGCAGAAAGCGCCCTTGCTGTACCGAAAAACAGTTTTACCGCCGACACCGACACTTGCATATACCCAGATCGCGTCATGGTTCTGGGTACAAAACTGAAGTATTTTGAAGCCAAGGGCTTTGACACGACGGCGCTGTACCGCGATTACCTTGCGGAACTAGAGACAGCCATCGCGCAGGACACGGCGGCAGCCAACCTGTCGTTTGCCCCGCGACCGGGTACGGTGTTGATCGGTTACGACAACATCCCTGACAGCGGCTACGGCACGAGCAGCACCTAATGGCGTCTCCTGTTCGCAGACGGTTAGTTCAACGCACCACGGCTAACGTGGCGTCGTTGCCTGCCCCTGTCGGCGGCTGGAACGCCCGTGACGCGCTGGCAAACATGGCTCCGACGGACGCCGTGTATCTGGAAAATATGTTCCCGAGCGTGTCCAACGTAAATTTGCGTGGTGGATACGTTAAACACGCCGTTGGGCTGCCTGCCGAAGTGCAAACGCTCATGACCTACAACGCTGGTTCAGATGTGCAGTTGTTTGCCATCAGTGACGGCAAGATTTTTGACGTTACGTCAGCAGGCACGGCAGGATCAGCGCTAGTTGCCAGCCTCGCCAACTCGCAATGGGAATACACCAACGTCACCACAGGCGGTGGTCAGTTTTTGTACGCCGCAAATGGCGTGGACAAGCCCCTGTTGTTTAACGGCACGACTTGGACGCCGATTGACGGCGTGTCTACCCCTGCCATTACGGGCGTTACCACGACCAACCTGATCCAGCCGACCTTGTTTAAGAACCGAATGTGGTTCATTGAGAAGGACACGCTGAAGGCATGGTATCTGCCGGTGTCGTCGGTGGGCGGTGCGGCTAACGTGCTAGACCTGTCCAGCGTCATGCACTTGGGCGGCAAGTTGCAGGCAATGGCGACTTGGACGATTGACGCGGGTTACGGCGTTGACGACAACCTTGTGTTTATTTCCGACCAAGGCGAAGTGGCCGTATATCGCGGAACCGACCCCACCAGCGCCTCTACATGGTCGCTCATCGGTGTTTGGATCATCGGTGCGCCAATTTCTCGTCGCTGCATGGCGAAATACGGCGGTGATTTGCTGATTTTGACGCTTGACGGGCTGATTCCGTTCGCCTCGGCGCTGCAATCGTCGCGGTTAGACCCCAACATCGCCCTTTCGGACAAAATACAGGGCGCATTTGCGGCGGCTGCACGCATTTACAAGGATACGTTTGGCTGGGGACTGCTCTACAACCCGCTTAACAACGCTTTGATCGTCAACGTGCCAGTGTCTACCGGCCAGCAGCAGTTTGTGATGAACAACATCACCAAAGCGTGGTGCAATTTTACGGGTTGGAACGCTGCGTGCTGGGCATTGGTGGAAAACGAGCCATATTTTGGCGGCAATACCTACGTTGCCAAGGCATGGACGGCAGGTGACGGCGGTTATGCCGACGACGGCGAGCCGATCCGCACGAAAGCGCTGCAAGCGTTCAACTACTTTGAAACTCGCGGCGTCATAAAATATTTCACCCGCGCACGACCGAGCATTTTTAGCAACGGTCAGCCGAGCGTAGTCATTGGTATCAATACCGACTTCCAAACCGCCGACCAAACGGGTGCGGTGTCGTTCTCGCCCACCGTGGCGGGACTATGGAACGTCGGTTTATGGGACGTTGCGCTATGGGGCAGCGATGTGGTCATCACGAACAACCAATCCGGCGTAACCGGCATTGGCTACTCGGGAGCCATTTCGTTCAACAGCAGCAGCAAGAATTTGCAGGTTCAATGGGCATCAACTGACGTTGTGTATCAGATCGGATGGGCTGGAATATAGTCAGCGGCCCCCATGTGGGGCATTGGGTCACGGCCCAAACCAACGGGGGCTATCACGCCGAACGGTCGGAAGCCATTGGACTTGAGAAAGACGGCGAGTTGATTGCCGGGACGGTGTACGAGATGTGGAACGGGCGCTCGGTCGTCTGCCACATCGCGTGGAAGCGCATCAACAAGGCGTATTTGACCGCCGTGTACGATTATGCCTACAACGTCTGCAATGTTGATAAGATAATAGGGCCGATTTCCAGCAACCATACCCGGGCGCTGAAACTGGTCACGAAAATGGGGTTTTCCGAGGAAGCGCGCATCAAGAATGGCGCACCCGACGGAGACATTGTTTTTATGACGCAAACACCGGAACGGTGTCGTTTCTTGGAGTCTAGGTATGGGCAAGAGTTCGCCGAAGCCGCCGCCAACACCTGATTACAATCAGATCGCCATGCTGCAAGGGCAAGCCAATAAAGAGGCTGCCCAGCAATCGGCGTATATGTCCAATCCGAACATATACACGCCGACAGCATCGCAAACCGTAACTTGGAACAAAACCCCGCAGTTCAACCAAGCGGGCTTTGACAAGGCGATGGCCGACTACCAAGCGCAAGTCGCTGGTGGTAACGAATTCGCCGCTGTTCCAACGCAAGAACAGTTCACCTCTTACGTTGAACAGCCGACGATTCGCCAAGAACTGACCGGCAAAGCCAAAGACATTTTTGCCTCCCAACAGCAAGCCGAGCAAGCAATGTCGTTGTTGGGGTTGCGCGAGATTGGCGACCTTAACAAGTTCCTTGACCAAGATTTCCAAGCCCAACTGCCGCAACTTCAGACGGCGTTGGCTAACTACGGCCAAGTTGCCCAAACCCCTGATCTGACTAAATTTGGTCAAGCGGGTGGCGTAGCCGCAGGCGCAGGCGGTGTCGTTGCAGGCGCACCAACGCCCACTAACCTGCAAACTGGATTCACCGCTGACCAAGTGCCGGGACAATTTACCCCGCAGGGTCAAGCAGGCTCCAACGTCAGCGCGTTTGGGATGGCTGACACCTCGGGGTTAAACCAAGGTCAGGCGCAAGGCGGCATCGGCGCTACGGGCGCAATTAGCGGCGCACCAAACCTTGCTGGCATGGGTCAAGCAGGTACAGGCGGGGTGCAAGCCGGTGCGGGTATGCCCGGTCAAGTCAACCTTGGCGCTTACGGCCAAGCGGGCGCAAATGTTAGCCCGACCGGCGTGGCGTATGGCCCTTTTGCCGGTCAATACGGCATGGCAACGGGCGGCCCAAGCGCGTACAACCTCGGGCAACTGAATTTGGCTGGCGTTGGCGGTGTGCAAGGCGCACCCGGCGCGGGTCAGTTTGGCACGGCGCAAGGCGGCCCCGGTGGCGTGCAGTTTGGCGGTCTTGACCTGTCAGGGCTTGGCATGGCGCAGGGTGGCCCGAGCGCGGGCTTATATGGCTTTGCAGGCGCTGGCCCGCAGGGGCTTAACCTTGGCGGGTTTGACGCCAGCCGCGTCGGCGCACTTGCTAACGCTCCCTCGGGCGATCAGTTTGGTCGCGCTATCGGTGGCCCTGCCGCACCGTCGTTAGAAACCAACCTCAACCTCTCGGGCGTGGGCGATGTCTCGCGCAACGTGCAAGAGGGTCGGTTTGGTTACGCACGCGGTGATTTAGCAACCCCCGAACTTCAGCGCCAGTTAAGCACCGCGGGCTTGGCCGCTATGCCGGTCAATGCAGGTATGAGCGCACAAAGCGCCATCATGTCGCGCCTTGATCCGCAGTTGCAGCGTGAGCGGGCGCAGTTAGAGCAGCGCCTTGTGAACCAAGGCTTGCGGCCGGGCGGTGAGGCGTACAACGCCGAAATGGAATTGCAAGCGCAACGTGAAAACGACTTGCGTACCCAAGCCGCGTTGCAAGGCATCTCGCTTGACGCTTCTATGCGTCAGCAGGGGCTTGCCGAGCAGCAGACATTGGCTGACTTTGCCAACCAAGCGGCGCTTTCGCAGTTTGGCGCAGGCGCACAGGGGCTTGGCCTCTACAACGAGGCGCTGGCGCAGAACTTCCAACAGTCGTTGGCCGCGCAATCAGCCGCCAACATGGCGCAGCAGCAAGCGTTCCAACAGCGCGTGCAAGCCGGTCAGTTTGGACAAGAAGCGCAGATGGCGTCGTTTGGTATGGGTCAACAGGCTCAACAAGCGATCAACCAAGCGCAAGCACAAAACTTCCAACAGGCTCTTGCCGCACAGCAGGCGCAAAATGCAGCACAGCAACAAGGCTTTGCCCAGCAGTTGGCAGGTCAAGAGTTTGGTCAACAAGCCGCTTTGGCTGGATTTGGCACTCAACAACAAGCGCAGCAGATGGGTAATCAGGCTGCCGCCCAAAACTTCCAACAAGCGTTAGCCGCAGCGCAGCAGGGCAACCAAGCCCAGCAGCAAAACTTCTTGCAGCGCGTGGCCGCAGGCGAGTTTGGTCGCGAAGCGCAGTTGGCGACGTTCCAAACGGGACAGCAAGCCGCACAAGCGCAAAACCAAGCCATCGGTCAGAACTTCCAGCAAGCCCTTGCCGCCCAACAGGCTGCCAACGCCGCGCAGGCGCAGCAGTACGGTCAGGCAGTCGGTGCCGGGGAATTCAACCGCGATGCGCTGCTCGCACAGTTTGGAATGGGGCAGCAGGCGACACAGGCGCAAAACCAAGCCATCGCGCAAAACTTTGCCCAAGCGCAAGCCGCAGCACAACAACAGAATCAAGCGGGCGCACAACAGTTTGGTCAGCAATTGTCAGCGCAGGAACTTGCCAACCAAGCCGTCGCGCAGAACCAAGCCTCTGCCGCACAACAAGCGCAGATTAACGCTGCATTGCAGGGTCAAACTTTCGGTCAGCAGACACAAGCCGCGCAGTTGGGCAATCAAGCACTCGCGCAGAACCAACAGGCAGCGCTACAGCAGCAACAGGCTGCCAACGCAGCACAGCAGCAACAGTTTGCACAGCAAATGGGGCAAGCCGAGTTTGCTAATCAGGCTCTCGCGCAAAACCAGCAGGCTGCTTTGCAGCGTTACCAAGCGTTGTTGGCCGGTCAGGGTCAGCAATTCGGTCAACAAGTAACCGCGCAAGAATTGCAAAACCAAGCGCTGTCGCAAAACCAACAGCAAGCCTTGGCGGCGTACCAAGCCAACCTTGCACGCCAAGCACAGGGCTTCCAGCAGGCAGGAGCGCAAGCCGAATTTGGCAATCAAGCGCAGTTGCAGCAATACCAGCAGTTGTTGGCTGCCCAAGCCGCCGCCAACCAAGCGCAGCAACAGCGTTTTGGTCAGACGATGGATTTGCAAGGTCTGTACAACGCTTCCATCCTGCAAAACCAGCAAGCCGCGTTGCAGCAACAAGCCGCACAGAACGCCGCACAGCAGCAGATGTACAACCAAGCCGCAGGCGCCGCGACGTTCCAGAACCAAGCCGTGCAGCAGGCATTGCAGCAGCAGTTGGCACTACGCAATCAGCCGCTCAACGAGATTTCAGCGTTGTTGTCGGGATCGCAGGTGCAAATGCCGCAGTTCCAAGCCTACAACCCGGTGCAGGTGCAAGCGACTCCGTACCTGCAAGCCATGCAGGCGCAAGATTCTGCCGCGATGCAGCGTTACGGCATCGCCGCAAACCAAGCATCAAGCAATATGTCGGGCTTGTACGGATTGGCCGGAAACCTTGGCAGCGCCGCCATCATGTTCTCGGATCGCCGCTTGAAGTCCAACATCGTGCGCGTCGGAACGCACCCGCTCGGCATCGGCGTGTACGAGTACGACATCGGCGGCGAACGCCAACGCGGCGTAATGGCCGACGAAGTGGAGACGGTGCTGCCGGTGGCCGTATTGACGCGGCCTGACGGTTACAAGATGGTCAACTACGGACTTTTGTGAGGACATGACATGAACGGACGCCGCCCAATGAATATGCCCATGCAGCCCGACCGTCGCCCACAAGAGTTGGCGCGTGTCATGGCAATGCAGGAGCGCAACAGCAGCCTTAACAGCCCGTTTCCGCAACAAGCGATGCGTTCGTCGTCAGCGTATGCAGGCGCAACGCCTAACACGGCTCCCGGTATGCCGCCGCAAGCGATGAACTTTAACGGCCCTCCCGGCCCGCAGCAGTACCAAGGGCCGATTAGCAACCCCGCCATGAGCGCAATGGCCCCGCCGCAGCAGGGCGCACCGCAAATTGGCGGCATGATGCGCCCACGGCAACCAATGGGTGCAGGCGCACGCGGTTATCCGTCCTCCCCCGGCATGACGACGCCGCAGGGAGGGGCCTACCGAGGGGACTTTGATGGCAATTAAGCAATACGCGGCTTTTACGCCCCCATCACCTTACGAGCAGGAACGCCGTAAGGCAGAGCAAATGCGCCGTTACGCCGAACTACTGCAAGAACAGGCAGCGGCAGAGGACGAACCTTTCACTTACCAAGGGTTTCGTGCGATGCCCTCGCCCGCTGCTGCACTCGGTAAACTGTTAAAGGCGTACGGCTCTAAAAAGGCTGGCGAAAAGGCTGAAGAAGCCGAACAAAAAGCCCGCGAGGCTGATTTGCAGGGCTTTGAAACGCTACGCCGCGAACTTGGCCCGCAACAACAGGTTATGGAGCCAGATATGTTTGCTGATCCAATGCAAATGGGCAGCAAATACACGCCGCCTCAAATGCAGACGGTTATGCCGACAGAAAAAGAGCGAGAAGATCGCCTTATGACGGCAATGGCTTCCGGCTCCCCGACTGCACAGCGTTACGCGCAACTAATGTTGGCGCGTGAACCAAAAACGCAAACAATGGAGTTTGGCGATCAACTGCTAAACGTGACCGATGGCGTAGCAACGCCTGTTACGATGGGCGGCAAGCCTGTAACGGCATCACCAAAACCAGCAGCAGGCAGTTCGTTAAGTAAATTGCTTGCAGAGCGTGATGCGCTGCCGCCAAACAGTCCGTTACGTCAGACATATGATGCGGCTATTTTGAAAGAAACAAGCAATGCCCCTTTAATTGGAAAACTTGACCTTGGTGAAAAAGGTAGCGCAATAGGGCAAGAGATATTCCTAAAAGACATCGGGGAAATGCGTCCAAGGGCTTACGCCGCTACAAATATTATCCGCGCCGTGAACAATTTGGATCGCTTGACGCAAAAAGGCACTTATACAGGGTCGCTTGCGCCAAACGCCGTGGGCGCTGGGCAGTTCTTAAATAGCATCGGTATCAAGATTGATCCAAAAACGCTGCAAAACACCGAAGCGTTTAGCGCACAGGTAAGCGATTTGGTTATGTCGGCGCAGGCGGCGCTTGGCGGCGCTCGCGGGTTTACCAAAGAAGAAACTGCAATTTTGATGCAGATGTTCCCGCAAATCATCAACAGCCCAGAGGCTCGCGTTACGATTGGCAACATCATTCGCAACAAGCAACTTGAAGTCATTGATGAGTATGATTCGCTGATTAACGACTATAAAGAAACTTACAAAGACTCAAGAATTCCGTACAAGCCTATTGATGACGAAGAAGTGCGTTATCAACGCTGGAAACGTAGCCAAGGGGGTCGCTAATGGACGACTTCACGCCAGAAGAAGTTGAACGCTTTAAAAAGCGTTTAATGGAAGAACAAGGCGCTGCTAACGCAAGCGCAATGACGCATACGGTATCAACGCCCGTTTCTCGTCCGTCATCTACGCCGCAAGCGCGTATGTACGACCCTAGTACCGGCACTATCGGCGGCGAAGTAAATCCTTTGGTTCGCGCATTGATGGGCGTGGGCGCTGGTGTTGAGCGTGCCGTCTCAAGTGCTGGCGAATTGACTGGATTGGTATCGCCAGAGCGTTACCAGCAAATTAAAGAGCGCAACGAGCCGTTTACGCAAGGGCCAGCGGGGGCAACGGGCGAATTTGTTGGCGAAACAGCCGCAACATCGCTTATGGGCGGCCCCATCGGGCGCATGTTCCGCATGGGTGGCCCGATTATGCGCGGTGCTATTGAAGGCGGCGCAACCACTTACGCCACCGCCGAGCCAGAATCACGACGCACAGAGGGTGCATATGGCACGTTGGCGTCAGCCGCATTACCTGCCGCTGGCAGGACAGCCCGCGCAGCCGTCAGCGGCATTGATATGTCACCTGCCGCACGCCGACTGACAAAAGAAGGCGTTGAGTTGACGCCGGGGCAAGTTGCGCCAAATGGTACTTGGGCAATGGTTGAAGAATCCATGATGCGGATTCCGCTTATTGGCCCCAAGGTTGCGGCAGCCCGTGAACGAGGGTGGCAACAAACCCAAGCATTGATTGGAAAAGAAGCGGCCCCACCGGGATATACGCCGCCTGCCCGCTCAGATGTGCGTGATACCTACAATGACCTAAAAGACGCTTATAACACCGCTTACGATCAATTTAAGGGTTATCCATTACAGCCTGTGTTAATGCGGGTGCAAGGTGGTAATGTCCCGTTGTCGCAAGCAATGGCGGTTCCGCGTCAATCGGCTGCTGATGCTAAATCGCGCCGTTATGTTCAGAATCTTATTGATAACGAGTTAAGCCGTGTCAAAGGGCGTCAACTTACTAGCGGCGATTTGTTAACAATCCGATCCAATATCCGCGCAAAACTGCGCGATATGTCAGGTAATCAAAATTTTCCTGATGCAGAATCGTTGTTAAAAAACGCTGAAACAAAAGCAACTGAAATATTGGAATCGCAGTTGCCGCCTGACGCCATGAAAGCGTTGCGTGCGGTAGATGCTAAATACGGCAACTTTAAAGTTTTTGAAGATGCCATTGTTCGCTCTAAAGATCGTCCAGATGCATTTACGCCAGCGCAGTTTTCTACGGCTGTTAAAGAAAGCACGGGCAGCAAAGGGCAGTACGCTAGTGGTGGCGGTCGTATGCGCGACATTGCCGCTGAATCTGCTGATGTGTTTTCGCCCCGCACTCCCGTAACTGGCGCACAACAACCAAGTCAACTTGTCGGTTATGCGGCTGCGATACCTGCATCATTGGTGTATGGCGACCGTGGCCGCAAATTGGGCAAAGTGTTGGCAGGTCAAACGGAAATTCAACGTCAGATTCAAGATTTTGAGCGCCAATTCCGACGCAAGTTGTCGGCGCGGGAGCGTGAAGATTTGGCGCGGGTTCTACGCATGGGCGCATCACAGTACGCTGCACAAGAGCAGCCTTACTTTGCGACGACACAGGAGTAAGCACAGATGAGTTTTAACGGTTCCGGCACGTTCGTCATCAACTCGGCGGGTCAACCCGTCGTCGCTAACACCGTCATTTCGGCCACGACGTTCAATGCGCTAACGTCTGACCTTGCTAACGGCTTGTCTACCTGTATCACCAAAGACGGGCAAAGCACGCCGACCGCCAACATCCCAATGGGCGGGTTCAAGATCACAAACCTTGCTACCGGCACGGCTGCCTCGGACGCGGCTACGGTCGCGCAGATTCAGAGCAACGGCGCTGCTCTTGTCACGGTAACGGGTACGGACACGCTGACGGGTACGCTGACGCCTGCATTGGTCGCCTACGTCACGGGCGCTGTGTACTACTTCGTCGCCCCCGCTACGAACACGGGTGCAGTCACGCTCAACATTGACACCCTCGGCGCTAAAGCCGTTACCCGAGATGGCACGACAGCCCTTGTGGCCGGTGACATCGTGTCTGGCGAAATGGTCGCTGTTGTGTATGACGGCACGCGCTTCCAACTGATCAGCCCGGTTAACAGTTACACCAATCTCAACGTCTCCGGCACGCTGACTGTAGCCGGTGCGACGACCCTTAACGGCAACCTGCAAGTCGGCAACGCGGCTGCGGATACGGTTAACTTTCAAGCAAGCGGCTGGACGCTGACCAACCCGGTTTCTATCACCGGAACGTGGGCTGACATCGGCACGATCACGACTGCCGACATTAACGGTGGAACCATTGACGGCACGACCATTGGCGGCGGCACGGCTGCTGCGGGTACGTTTACGACCGTAGGCGCGACGACCGGCAACATCACGACCGTCAACGCAACGACGGTAGACAGCACCAACCTTGAAGTAACCAACCTCAAGGCAAAGGACGGCACCGCCGCAGGCTCTATTGCCGACTCCACGGGCGTTGTGACGCTGAACAGCGTTGTAGCGACTACTGCCGACATCAACGGCGGCACGATTGACGCTACCACTATCGGTGGATCGTCACCTGCTGTGGGTAACTTTACGACCGTCTCGGCTGCCTCGGCGGTCTTTACGACGGCGACCATTACCACGGTCAATACGACGACCCTTGACCTGACCAACCTTGAAGTCACCAACATCAAGGCTAAAGACGGCACGGCGTCCATGACGATTGACGACGCCACGGGCAAGGTCAACGTTACGACGGTTTCTGCCGCTTCTATGAACGCGGCAGTTGCAGCCATCACGACCGGATCGGTTACTAGCCTCACGGCTACGGCTGCCTCGGTTGCCAGCATGAACGCAGGCGTTGCGTTGCTGACGACTGCCACGGTCACAACGCTAAACGCCTCGGGCGCATCTATTGCCTCGGCCAACATCGGCAACCTTCAGTTTACGGCTGCCTCTATCGCCTCCATCAACGCGGGCGTGGCGGTTATCAACAACCTGACGGCTACAAGTGCGTCTATTGCCTCCGCTAACGTTGGTACAGCCGTTATTACGACCGGAACGCTGACTAACCTCACCGCAACCAGCGCCTCTGTAGCGTCGGCTAATGCGGGCGTGGCGCTAATCACCACAGGCACGGTGACAAGCCTGACGGCCACAGGGGCCAGCGTAGCGTCGGCTAACGTCGGCACGGCGGTTATTACAGGGCTGACGGTTACGGGCGCGTCCATCGCCTCGGTTAACGCAGGAACGGCTACGCTCTCAAGCAACCTCACGCTCAACGGCGGCACCGCCAACGGCGTGCTGTATCTGAACGGCAGCAAGGTGGCGACGAGTGGTAGTGCGCTGGTATTTGATGGCACTAACCTCGGTATCGGGGCTAGTTCGCCTTCGTATCCGCTGCAAGTACGTCGTGCTGGCGGGGCTGGCTCTGTTGGCATAACTGTTGATGGCGTGACAGGAGTTGCAGACAGAACAACACAATATTTTGCGATTGGAGACTCAACTTCAGCCACGACGGGGCACGCTTTTTACACCAGAGCGGCAACTGCAACTGACGTTTTGAGATTGGCTATTACTACTGACGGCAACGTTGGCATCGGGACTAGTTCGCCTGCCGCAAAGTTGCACGTTTCTGGGCAAACCAGAATTGCGGATAGCAGCAGCGCATCTAACTATATTTTGATCGGGTCAGGTGCTAATGCGCCTCGTGGCGGTAATTCCGTCATGGCGCAGACTGGTTCCATGGTGATGGGAACAGAAGCCGCTTCCAACCTAATTTTTATTACAAACGCAGCAGAGGCTGGACGGTTTGACTCCTCCGGCAACCTCGGCATCGGCACGAGCAGTCCGACAAACTACGGCGCTACATATAAAACGCTTGCTGTAAACGGCTCATCAACGGGAATTGTTGATGTCATGCAGAACGGCACGGTCTACGGCCAGTTGTCTACAGAGGCTAATGTTTACAAGGTTGAGGCAGTTGGTGCGTCAACTGTGCTTCGTCTTGTTACGAACGGTGCGACTCGCGCCACGCTAGACTCCTCCGGCAACCTCGGTCTGGGCGTCACGCCCCCGGCATGGGAAAGCGGCACCCAATCAATCAACATTGGCGCTGGTACTGCGCTTTGGAATCCCGGTAGCGGGACTGCTACACGACTTTTAACAAACGCTTACCGACCCGCATCAGGCAATTACACATACCGCAACAACGGCGGTGCGGGTATGTACGAGCAAAACGGCGCAGAACATCGTTTCTTTACCGCAGCCACCGGCACCGCAGGCAACACCATCTCGTTCACGCAGGCGATGACGCTGAATGCGAGTGGGAATTTCGGCATCGGGACGAGTTCGCCAGACGGCCCGCTCCAAGTGTCTTTTGCCGATGCTGAAACTTCGCAGTTTAACGCTGGTGCCGCTGTTGCGTACTTAACAAATACAAACACAACCAACAACAACTGGGCGCAGATTTTTTGGACAGATTCAGATGGCGGTGCTGCTGCCGCTGCATTTGGCGCGCAATACACAGATCACACAAACGATTATGCAGCATTGTCGTTCTCTACACGCGGGACTAGCGGACTTGGCGAACGCGTTCGCATCACGAGCGGGGGGTATTTCAAGGCGAGTAATGCTGGGACGTATAACAACAGCACTGCGGCATATCATGAGATGCGAAGCAGTGATGCGAGCCAACCTGCACTTATAGTCAGCAACACAAACGGCTCTTACACCGCCTCTGTTGTAGAAGTGATTGGTCAGCCAACTGGCACGGGATTCAACTTTATTCGCGCATTAGATGGCGCTGGTAACGCTGTTAAATTTAACGTGCGTGGCGATGGCAATGTCACCAATACCAACGGTTCATACGGCACTATTTCAGACGAGCGACTAAAGCAAGACATTGCAGATGCCCCGTCACAATGGGATGACATCAAGGCTGTGCGGTTCCGCAAGTACCGAATGAAGGATGACGTAGCGCGTGACGAAAGCGCTCCGTACCTGCTCGGTGTTGTTGCTCAAGAGTTAGAGCAAGTGTCGCCGGGACTTGTTGACGACGGCGAAGTAAAAACCGTCAAGTCATCTATTCTGCTGATGAAAGCCGCAGTTGCCCTGCAAGAAGCAATGGCGCGTATTGAACAACTTGAGGCGAAAGTCGCCGCATTGGAGAGCAAATAATGGCTACCGTAATTAACTGGAACATTTCGCAACTGGACTGCCTCCCGCAATCAGCGGAAGGTGCTGACTATGTTGTTACCGCCCATTGGCAATGCAACGGCGTAGACGGCGACTACAGCGGCAGCGTCTATAGCACCTGCTCGTTTGCCGTGGTGCAGGGCGAGGCTTTCACGCCGTATGACCAACTGACGCAGGATCAAGTCCTTGGCTGGGTCTGGGCGAACGGCGTGGATAAGGCGGCAACCGAGGCTGCGGTGGAGCAGCAGATTGCTAACCAAATCAACCCGCCCATCGTTTCACCGCCGCTCCCGTGGGTGACGCCGTGAACGAGATTGATTTGAAAGTAACGCTGGAGGAGGCGGTAGGTATCGTCAACCTCCTTGGCAGCCTGCCTACCGCGCAGGGCGCACACCCGTTGTGGCTCAAACTAAAGGCGCAGGTAGAACCGTTAATTCCCAAGCCGGATGAAGTGCAGCAATGACCACGATCCAAGAACTAGAAGTCACCGTGACAAGCCACATTGACGTTTGTGCCGTACGTTATGAGGCTATCCACGCCCGACTTAAACGCCTTGAACAACTTATGTTGAAGGTAGGCGGCGCAATCATTCTGATTCTGCTCGGTGCGCTTGGCAGCATGGCGTTGCTACTCCTCGAGGCTGTAAAACAATGACCGAACCCACCGACATCCAACTGCTGAAAGTACAGATACAGGCTGAATTGCAGCGCCTAGAGGCTCACAGCAGCGCCAAGGATGTTGCGGGTAAGGCTATTGGCAAAGACGGCTTAAAATACATTACAGCCATAGTGGTGATCGGCGTGTTGTCTAGTCTTGCGTTAGATTCAGACAAAATTGCCGCTGTAATGGGCTTGCTCGGTGCCTCGCTGACTGCCCTAATCTCCATGCTTGCGAGCATCGCAGGCACGGTAGAAAAAGAAGAAAAGCCCGAGTTTGAAGTTATCAAGGAACTAATCGCTAAATTGGATCGGCTTGATCGTAAAGAAATGCCAATGAGGGTGGACGTTGAAGGCGATCATGTCACCGTCACCAAAGGCGACGACGTAGTGAGGGCAAGCAAATGATGACAATGGTTAGCACGTTCCTATCGTTCCTTGCAGGTGGTTTGCCCAAGATCCTGCAAATTTTCCAAGACCGGCAAGACAAGAAGCACGAACTTGCCCTCGTTGCTGCACAGAAAGAGCGTGAATTGGCCCTCGCAGAACGTGGGTTTGTCGCGCAGGCACGGGTTGAAGAAATCAAATTGGAGCAAATCCAGACGCAGACGGCAGGCGAGGAACGCCAAGCCCTGTATCAGCACGATATGGAGATTGGCAAAGGCGCAAGTCAATGGATGATCAACCTCCGTGCCTCGGTGCGTCCGGTTGTGACCTACATTTTTGTGTTGGAACTGGTCGCCATCAACATCGCAGGCGTTTGGTACGCCTACAACACGGGTGTGCCGTTTGCCGCTGCGATGGCCGAAGTGTTTTCTGACGACGAAATGTTGATTCTGTCGTCCATCATTGCTTTCTGGTTTGGTACGCAGGCTTTCGGCAAAAAGTGAAGGTTAGTCCTGCCGCAATCCGCATGATTAAGCATCATGAGGGCGTAAGGACGCGCCCTTATCGGTGTCCGGCTCTGCTATGGACGGTCGGGGTCGGCCACGTTATAGACCCTTCACACGCAGCGGTGAAATATGAAGAACGGCGCACTTTACCGATACCCGAGGGCTGGGATCGCAGCCTCTCTATGGGAGAGGTGGACGCTATCCTTGCTCAAGACCTTGGCCGGTTTGAGCGCGGCGTGGCCCGACTTTGCCCTTCTGCTGTTGATTATCAAGGGCAGTTTGATGCCCTCGTTTCCTTTTCTTTTAACGTGGGGCTAGGCAACCTCCAACGCTCGTCATTACGCATGAAACACAATCGTGGTGACTTTGAAGAAGCCGCCGACGAGTTTATGAAGTGGACAAAGGCCGGTGGCCGAGTGCTGCCCGGTCTTGTAAAGCGGCGTCAGGACGAACGTGCGCTGTATGTTGGCTGAAGGGGCTGGGATTGAACCAGCATTCACAGCTCCAAAGGCTGCTGTCCTGCCAATTAGACGACCCTTCAGCGGCGTAAGTATTCTAACTCGGCGCGTAGCGTCTTTATCTCCATCTCTAGCACCATTGCATCATCGGCTAACCCGGCTCGGCGCATCGCCACAAACGCATTGGCTACCCGATCCCCTTGGCGCTGCCCAAACGCCCAAGGTGCGCGTTCCATTTCCTCTTTCCACGCACCCGGCGGGCTAACGTCGTCTTTCACCATATATCTCGCCCTCCACGCGCACAGCGCCAGTTAGGGGCGGGAACGTGCCGCCATTCGCGGTCACGGTTAGTCTGCAATCGTCGCCATACGTCAATGATCCATCTCACGGTAATGCCTCCACGCTGTAGGAGACTGACGGGGACTTCCAATCCCTCGGAACATCCCCGCCAATCCATGACGGGTCTACCCACAACAGCCTGTTGTTGGGGTACGCAATCCATTGCCCGCCGTCTAACGCGATAATGTGATGGTCTTTGCTCTGGTCGCTTACCTCTGCCCAGCCACCATTAGCCCAGAATACGGAAAAGAGATACACGCCGGGGCGTTTCACGCCGTCGCGTCCAATTCCTTGCACCCGATGGTTACGCAGAAACTGCACCTCTTTCACCTCGCAGAACCGGCTAAAGGAATCCCACCAACACGCAATCTGAAGGCTTATAGGGTCACAAGGCTTGCTGCATAGGGCATGGATAGGGATACGCGCCCATTGCGCCCCCTGCGCCGTCATAATTTGAAACATCGGCACGCGCATAGGTTCGGCGCGAAAGCCAAACACAGTACATTCGGTGAATTCGCCGTGGCCTTTCTGCTGGTCGTGCAAAAACTCGTTGCGAACGTAAGCCGGTATATACGGCGTGTCTATCCAGAAACTCATACGCCCCTCGCACGGATGGCGGCGCGGGTCATACCTTCTTCTCCGTCACTTCGCACACGCCAATCTCAACCATTTTTTCAAGACAACATCTCATGCAGAACCTTTTCACGCTATAGTCAATAGTGCTACTGAATGTAACAACGCTTTCCACAACGCCGTGAGTTGGGCAGATGTATTCCGGATTGCTAATAATTAACTTGTCGTCGTTCATTTCATTTCTCCTCTCGCACGTATAACGTCTGCAATAAACCCTGCGCGGTATTTTTCAAGTTCAGACAACGCACCACTTTCAATTTGGACGTCGCATATCTTCGCACACGCCTCCCGCTCGGCTGCGGCAACGAGAGCGGCGAATTTATGGACTCGCTCAAAGGCTAACGCGCCAATGACATAAGTTTCTGCCCACAACTTGTTTATTTCCTTACTAGTCATTTCGCACCTAATTTACGAAGTTTTTGAGCCACGTGACGTCCGTAATATGGCCTGTCCTCTTCCTTGTCAAAAACCATAGCAAGCCTTTCTCGCTCGGCTGCGGCAACGAGGGCGGCGAAGCGTTCAAGTGATTCGGTGCTCGGGCCAATGTAAACATCGCCAGCAGACCAAACTTCCTGCGCTAGTCGGATGATGTCATCGTGGGTCATAAAAAACCTCTCGCACGTTCCTTAGCCTGCCATTCCAATGCCTTCAACAAACCCTCAATGGTGTCGCCGTGGCCGGTGGCATAGTCACGTTCAATCATCCACGCGGCTACCTTTTCCCGCTCGGCTGCGGCGATAAGGGCGGCGAAGCGTTCAAGTCGTCCGGTCAAGACTGGGTATTCCATTTCGCGCCCAACTTTTGCCCATCCGCAATTTCTAGCCATTGCGGTAATTTCGTCGCGGGTCATATCAATCCCTCTTTGCGTAGTTGTGCGATGGTTCGCACCATGCCCTCAAGGTGAGCAAGGCGCACATAGTCGCGGTCAAGATCGGTACGGAAACGGCGGTCTATGGCGTCGTGACACGCAGAACACGCCCACGCACCCAACAAGTCATCAGCCTTGATGCCCATACCGCTGACCCCTGATAGGCGTATGTGGGCTAATACGGTTGTTGCGCTGTTGTGGTTGCAGATACCGGGCAAGCGCACCATGCAGCCCCTATCTCTCGCCTGATCACGCAGGTTCATACACCGGCTCCGGTATCACAATGCCCATTTCGGCGCAGCGTGTTTCTAGGAATAACAGATAATCGCTGAATTCTTGTTTGGTCAGTTTGCTAGAGCGTTTGAGCGGGCGCATACGTTTGCGGCCAAAGCCTTGCAGCGTCTCCCAGCCAAAACACTCACCAAGGAAATACTCATGTAGGTCGTCCCGCGTCCAACCTGCCAGCGTTTCGCCACCGCCCTCTAGGATTGCGGGGTAGCACACGCCCCACAGAAAACGATTCTGATGATCGGTGCGCGGCTTCTTCCACTCCAGCACCTCTATGCACCACGCACGGTCAGACGATAGCCCCTGCACCATGCGTGCGGCAGCCGTCGCCAACTGTTCTGGCGTCGTGCCCTTGGGAAATATGCGCTTCAACGGCTTGCCTCTAGCCATTCCTTGCCATATTCAACGTCTACCCAATCGGTGAACCACGGGCCGCCACGGGTGAAATGCACGGCTATGGGGTTTGGGCATTGGTCGCGTGTATACCAGCCTTCAAGGTAGTTCCACGCTATCGGCAACCCCCCGATTACGTCATCGGTGAGCCAATTAAAACGGTGTAGGTACATACCCGTCTGCGTGTTGACCACCTCGGGCGTCAGAGCCTTGACTTGTTCGTGGCCGCAGTTGATAAACATGAACGATGACCAGTTTTTCCGTGGATACTGATGCTGCGCTTTGTTGTCCATCTTGACGGTTTCCGTCGGCCGGTAGTCGTGCTTTACAAGAAAGCACGCTTTTGCCCCGTCGGCGTAGTCCAGCAGTCCCGCAATGTCCCCCCGGAAAAGAAAATCGCAGTCCACAAATACCGCCCAGCCGTCGTAACCGGCGAGGTATGGGGTCAGAAAGCGAGTAAACGAAAACTCCGTAGACGACAGCGGATCACTCTCTCTCCAATAAAGGCTACGATCCCGAAGTTCTGACTGTTTGATAGGCTGAACGTCTACCGGGATGCTGGCGTGCTTTAGGATGCTGTTACGGCAAACCTGATACGCGATGTCCTCGCGGCTATCCCAACCGATAAATACCTTCATAATCGTTCCTCAAAATCTATGTACCGCCAGCCCAGATACTCGGGCGTCACGGCGTATACGTCATAGTCATACCCGCGCTCCCGATCCACTATTTTCTGCACACGCCAATCGGCAAACGTCGTCTTAACGTCCACAAGCGCCGCTACGGTCATGCTGGCGTTGACGATGTAGTAGTAATCGGGGCGAGGGTCAGCAGCATCAAACGACTTCTTGGCGCAGATAGCGGCTGTCTCAAACGGCCACGCTTCATACCCAAAGTCATGCTTGATGTGCTTTACCTCTATCCGCTTGCCTGATGCGTATATATCGCCCTTGTCGGCGTATTCCGCACGGTCGGCAAAGTCACGCGCCAAACGACGCTTTGGCAACGTGACCGTATGCCCTAGGTTCAGCAGGTAAGTCGCCACCACAATCTCTGCGGGGCGACTAGCCCGAAACCTAGACTCAAAATCAGAATGGGGTGTCAAGGTCATCCCAATTTGTTTCAGTTATTTGCGGCTTTTTGGTTGGTTGGTGTTGCGGCTCGCCCGTACGCGCTAACTTTCCCTCGCCCTTGGGTTCAATCTTAATGCTCATGTACTTATCGCCTGTCTTTTGCGAGGACTTAATCCAAGCCGACAGGTTGTAATCCACGTTATTGATCACCGCCGAGCCACGGTAGTCAGGGCGCTTCTCGTTGCCGTCCTTGTTGTTCTTAAACAAGACGCCTTTCATGTTCGGGTCGTAATCAGGCACGGTGTTTCTCCTTTGTCATTTGAATGTACTTCTTGATGGCAGACCGTTCCTTTGCCGTCATGGCATTGGCTACGGCGATATACAGGTCGTGGTCAGGGTTGACGAGTTCGTGGACGGCCAACACCGCTAGTGCGATGTCGTACTCATCTGCGTCCATGTCAAACGCGGCGCGAAACTGGTTTACGAAAATATCCCGCTTGGCGGGGTCTACGTCTTGCCCTAGGTCGCCCCTAGGATCAACGGTAAGCGGCTTGCGGCCTTGGGCTGCCTCTGCGTCGTCGTCAATCTGTGCAAGCCCCACAATGGCTGCTAATGCGTAACGGCGGGCATACGTCAAACCAGAGCCTTGAGCCTGCGGACTAGCATCCTTAGTCAACACCGGCATTTGCCCTGCGATCCATTCGCCCGAGGCATGGGCCAGCGTTGTCACCAACATCAAACCCTGCTCGGTCATTTGCGTGGTCTGGATCACCGACAAACCGTTAGCGGCTAACTGCTTGCGGCAGGCGTCCCAGCATGACGCGAGGTCAGCGTACTTGGACTTAAAGAACGGGTTGCTGCTGTCTTTCAGCGCCCCCGTAATGTCGGCTTGTGCCTTGGACAGCGCGGCGGCCAATGCGCCTATAGTTTCACTTTGCATTTATTTTCTCCAATTCCTCGTTAATGACGGCCAGCAGTTCGGCTAACGCCTTGTTGCAAGCCTCTATGCGTTCCTGTTCCTCACGTTGCTGCATCTCCAAGTCTTGTTGATGCCACCATGAGTCGTCGTCGTTCCAAATGTCATCGTGCATGGGCTGCTCGCTCCTCTGCTGGGGTGCAGCCACCATCGCCGCACGGGTCAAGGATGGCTGCTGTGGCGTATAGCACTACAAGCAGGATGGCTTGGGGTAACCAGCAGCTCATTAGTAATCCTCCCCATACGGGCCGTTCATCAAGGCATCGCGGGTAGCGATTTCCTCAAGTTCAAAGATGGCATCTGCGCCAAGATCGCAAATGTCTAACTTGATGTCGTGGTTGAGGGATGCGGCAACCTTGTCGCTGTCCAAGAAGATGCCGATCAAGTCGGCAGCCTCAAGGATGATGCCGCCATCTAGGTCTTGGGTGTACTCCACGCGCACCTCAAACTTGTTGCCGAGGGCGTAGAAGGTGCCGAAACCGTGGAATGTGTCTTTGCGAGGCATATCTGTTGCTCCTGTGTTGTGTCTATCAACGAGGGATAGTTTAGTCGTCTATACAGCAATGTCAACTGATTTTTGCAAATTATTACGGCGGTTTTGCTCGTACTGCATGAGTAATCGGCCAGCCGCCAACAATTCGGCTTGTGAACATTGCGGGTTCATTCGCAAAATTATTTGTATTAATCGCTCTACGGCATACGCGAAATCTGCTTCCATGTTCATACGCCACCTCGCACCAATTTCATAAGGCGCTGAAACTCGGGAATCGTAAACTCGCGTAACTGCCGCGGGCTGATGTATTCGGCAGGGCGATCAAGGTTTTGCAGGTGATAAAGACCCCAAAGTTGCCATTTGTGAACGTAATGCAAGTGCATGGTATTTTGGGCTGCTAACAATTTTGCTTGTTGTGGACGCATTGTAAGTTTCCTTTCTGTGGGTTGTTTTTATCAACGCGGTTAGTTTAGCCATCTAAACAAATCAAATACAAGCCCCCTAGGCAAAAAAAGTTTAGACGAATAGACTGCACAGTATGAACATCCAGAAATTGATTAATCGGTACGGAAGCCAGCAGGCAGTAGCCAAGGCTTTCGGCGTTACGAAAGGGGCCGTTAGCCAATGGGTCAAGGCTGGGGAAATTCCCCCGGCGAGGCTGTGGCAGATCATAGCCGGGGCTGTAAAGCCGCCAAAAGGACGTTAGTGGACGCTAAAACGAAAAGCCCCCGTGAAGGGGGCTTGACGCTGCCGGGGGAATGGCATTACGCTGAGGTTGCAAGTCGGCGTAGATGTAGTTTAGTCCTGTTAATGGACTTGTCAACCTACCTATACGCCTCGGCTCATCTGGTCGGGGAAACCACGCGCAGACAGGGCTTAAATCTAGACCGGGGCAGCCAGCCTCTAGAC